CTATATATCTCTATTTTATTCTCACTAGTTATTCTAATCTGAAAGTTTGAAAGGAAATCTCCTGTCCATCCGAAGTTATATAATGCTCCTTTTGATTTTGGAAGAATACTACCTTCTAATAATGATTTTCCAACTGTTGAGTTTTTATATGTTCCGCTATATCCTCTAAGCGGATATCTTAGTTTAGAGTCATTACTACCTAAACCTGCTTGCATTTGAGTTATATTGAGATTAGTTATCTCATCTTCTTTTTGTAAAGCAATATCATCAACGTATCCTTTTACAGATTGTTGTACTGTTTTTGCTCTTTCCATATATTCTCTAATTCCCATAGTACAAATATAATGTTTTTAAAATAAAAAACCCATCACAATATCTGCAATGGGTTTAATAATATAACCTAAATATTACAATATAACTGCAGTAGTAGCATTTGATTTGTAAAGTAATTTAGTAGTAGCGTTTTGAACAATATTACTTGTCACAATACCTGCGGCAACAGTACCTGTTTGAACTGAATAAGTACTTCCAGTTACTAGTGCAGTAACAGTCAATGTATATGTTTTAGCAATAGCATCGAACGCAACAGCACTTGGATTTGCATAAGTAGTAACTCCAGTAGAAGTAACTGTTTTCTTAACTACAAATTGATTAGCAAGAAGTCCGGATACAAATTGAGAGCGGTCAGCTAATGTAGTTCCAACAACCCAACTAGTAGCTCCAACAATAGGAGTAGTAGAGTTTACTGCATAAACATCATTAATACCATCTAAATCGTTTTTAGCGTCAAAATCAAGAGTATCAGTTGAAATCCAAACTTGTCTTTCAACTTCATTATAATCAGCTAACTGAATATCCATTTTTACTTCAGAAGGAGAACTTCCTTCTTTACCTTTGTATTGTCCTACGAACAACATTTTGGCTTGGAATCCTTTGAATACATCGCCTTTTTTATTTGTAGTGAAAATCTTGTTTCCTTCTACATCATAAAATGCAACGTTATAAGCATCTTTAGAATTAAGTTTTCTTAATGCTTTCCAAAAGTTTACACCGTTGTTGTCAAACATAACTACATATTCGTAAGGCAATTCACCTTGAACAGTTTTATAACCAGATCCGTCAGCAGTAGCTATTTGAGGCTCAACGTTAGTTAATTTAAATGATTTTATACCTTGAAGTATAATTAAATCTGAAGCTACTTGACCCGCTTGAATTGTAGCTAATGTTTGGTCTGTAGATGGATATGCATATGATCTTGAAGATAACTCAATAGTTTCTACTCTATCCCAGTCAAATCCAGTTGCTTCTAGTCCTGTTCCTAATAAGTCTGTTTTAGAGCTTGGAACTACTATTATTTGATTTGCTAATGCCATTTTTTATAATGTATTTATTATTAATTAAACGTTTTATTAATTTTTGTGTATGGAGATTAATTACTTCTCCTTTTATATAATATTTATCAAATGTAAAAGGCTTTATTACTATAAACTCCATTTACTTTAATTTAAAATTATTTACTTCAAATGTAACCTTAAAACAATGGTTAGGATGCATATCAGTTTGAAACTCAAAATTATAACCAGAGAATACTGAAGTAATATCAGTTGTTATTTTTTTTGTAACTTCTACGTATCCTATAGAGGACAGTACATTAATTACATCCATTCTAACTTCTTCATCAGCTCTATGCTCTATAGAAGGCTTACAATCTTGTACATTCAAAATGAAATATACTTCTAATTCTGCATTATAGGTTGTAAAGCTATTTTGAACTATATCTTTTTTACAAGTGAAGAAAAATTTATTCGTATCACTATGTATCAGAGAAACATATTCATTCTTTTTAATATAATACTCTACAGTTGTTTTCTTATCTCTTTTTATTTCATAACATCTTGGATACCCATCTAAACTTACATTCCATAAAGCAGACAATTCATTATACAATTTCTTTTGTATTTTGTCTATTACTATGTCTAATCCAACTGGATTTACTTTTGTATAGTTAGCCATTATCTTAATGTATAAGTAAAAATTTGATTAGCTTTAACTAAGCCTTTTTTCAACTTACCTATTTCTGTTCTTATAGAAGCAATCTCTCCTAATAGTTGATTTTCTAATCCTATTACTTTAACTATGCTATCACTACCAGTTCCTTTTAATTCAATCATTAATTTCTCATACAATTGAGCTGATTGTGCTTGGTTTGAGTTACTTCTTAAAGATGATAAATATAGTTGAATACAACTAATGATACCATAAATTTGAATAGCTCTAGCGAATAACGTTTTATTATTTATAATGAAATCAGTATAATCTTCGTAAACACTAATGTCTAAATTTAATCCATTATGTTGTGATATACCTTCAATCTTAGTTAAATCGAACAATGTAGTAGTCAATTGATTTACTACTTTTATTCTATTTACTTCTAAGTATTTTGGAGTGGACAAAATATTACCTGCATTCCAATCTCTTTTATAAGGTGTTACCGAAAGTGAATTTGCAATATAACCAATGTAGTATTCTCCTTTATAAGTTGTATCCGTATTGTCTATAACCCAATCCAAAGTAACTTCTTGATGGTCTGTTGTTATCGTAATTACCTTAGATTGTATTGGATCTTTCTTAGCACTATTCCAAAGTAGTAATGTAAAACTACCTGTTCCTTGAAAATCAAGTAACACTCGGCTAATTTTAAAAGCTACATCATTTTGAGAGGTAACTCTAATTCTATATCCTACAAATCCAATTGGTAATGTTTCTACATCTATTTTATTAGAAGCATTTTTAAACAACATTGTTCTATCAATGAAATCGTAATCACTAAACACTTGATTGCAAATACTTGAGATTGATGATTTTTTAACATCAGCAAGTAGTAAATTAAAATCAGTTGTAGATATTCCTACATAATCTTGATTGTCCTTTATGTATTCGATTTTAGCATACGGATTATCCGTAATGAAATAACCGGAAGAACTTGCTTGATTAGTTGAATCTACAATAGCATAGTCGGGATTATAAGGTTGTTTAAACCCTACGATCCCCACTAATGCATTTTGTATTTTAGTGATGTTTATCATCTACTAGATAAGGGCAAATCCCATAATTGGTGTTGCGTTTGCTAAACTTAATGGAGCTACTGCGAATGCAACATCTTGAGATATTTCATATTGAGTAACAACATCTTGAGTATATCCATTGTTAGTTGAGTCATCAGCGGCAGTCATATACGTATGTACTGCGTAAGCCTCACCGTCAACAGGATTTATAATGTTAGAATAGTTACCTACTGGAGTATCAACACCAACTCTGTTTTGAGTAGGAATCCAAGGTAATGTAGCTACAGTTCCATTAGGAACAACTAACCAATATCCTTTTGTGTATAAACTCAAAGAAGGAGATACTTTAGCATATAATCCAACAGAGTGAACGAATGTAACTCCGTTAAATTGGAAAGATAAATTTGCATTATTTTGCGCACCTTGAGCAGCTTGATATTCAAATTTAGCATAAGCAATAGAATCACAGAAGATAGTACATCCTGCAGGATACTTATTAGCTTGTATAGCTATTTTAGTAATTTGCATCGCTCTAGTTCCATTTGTAGACTCAGTAATTTCGTAAGTTTTCTTACTTGCACCTGTATTATATGGAGCTTCAGCTACTGCTGTACCTACTACTTGAGTTCTACCATTCCAAAGAGTTGTGATAGCTGTATCTTCTAAACCTTCCATGAAGTTAGATACTGCGTTTGAAATCTCATTAAACAATTGCTCATCTGCACTATAAAGTGACTTGTCAGCTTGTTTTAATGACAAATTAAATTTATCAGAGTAAGTTGCCCAAGATGGAGTAAGTACTGCTGAATCTTGTTTTGAACCAGTGTGGTTATGCGCTCTAGCACTTCCTAAGGAACGAGATGCTCTTGTAATGAAGTTAGTGTCGATTGCTCTATCGTCTCTCGTTTTAAGTTCCATATAATTAGGAAACATAATAGGAGTCATAGCTTTAAGAGCTAGATAAGTTGCAGGATACGTGAAACGTAATTCTGATGATTGGAATGCTCCAAGCAATTTTGCTTGTGCGGTTGCTAAGTTAGCGGTTGCTTTATTCGCCATTGTGATTAAATTTTAATTGATAATACTCTTTTGTTGTGAGCATACCGCCCTAATCCCTCCAACTACCGCCAAAGTTTTACAAAATTACGAAAAATCCCCTACAAGTTATTAATTCATAGGGGAGTTTTTTTATTTTTCATAATATTAATTATGAATACTATTTCTTCTTAGCTTTCATTTTAGCCTTTCTAGCTACACTAAGAGCAATTGCAATTGATTGCTTTTGACTTTTACCGTGTTTCATTTCGGTCTTAATATTCGAACTAATAGATTTTTTGCTATAACCTTTTTTTAGTGGCATTTTTCCTTAATTTATTAAAATAAACTTTGTTTTGGTACTCAATATATTCTTTTTTTAACTCACAAGCCGCTTCTTTTTTAAGCTCTTCAAGTTTAGACTTATCAATGAATAAAGAAAAAAACCATTCTACTAATTTCCTCATATCTTTAATGTTCCATTGGAAATACGTTTGGACATTTCTTCATTTTGTTTCATTGCATTCCATCCTTGTTTTTCCGACTCTTTCATAAATGCTTCGAAGCTTCCAGCTTTTCCTTCTCCTAAATTATCTCTTTCTCCTCTGCCTCCTTCAATTTTAGCTAAGTATGGTGTTGAGAAATTAGAAACCCAGTCTTTAACAGAAATAGGAGAATAATTATCATCCTTTAGAATATTTCCATTCTCATCTTTAATCACGATTTTACCTTCTTCCTTTTCAAATGAGAAACCTTTTTCTTTTGCTTCAGTAAAAATAGTAGATTTAGATACTAGAACATTATCCGGAATATACTTAGTGAACTCTCCTTTGATTTCGTTGAGAACATTTGACTTCTCAATATTTGTTTTGAATGCATTAAATTCGGCATCCTTTTCAGCAAACTTAGATTGCAACCCATCAAAGTCATTCTTTAATAACTTAAATTTCTCTTCGGGTTCAACTTTACTTTCTAATTCAGACTTCGCCTTAATAGCACTTACTAAATTATCAATTGTTTTACCTTGGAAATCTAATCCAAGATTATTTCTTTGCTCCTTTACAGCAGTTTCAATTGCTATGGTTGCACTCTCTTTTTTAATATTAGCAATTCTTTCTTCGTAAGCAGTTTTATCTAAGAATACTTTTTCAGATAAATCCACTTTAAATGCTTCATCACTATTTATCATCTCAATTAACCTACCGCTTTCTACTCCTAGAGTAGTTTCAATTTCTGCAATATTTTCTAATGCCATATATTATTTATTAAATTTAGCAATTTCTTCGTTTAGCTTTTTCACTCCCCAAATAGGCTTTGCTTTTTCTCCCGATAATTCTTCGTACTTAGATACTAAATCTTCTTTATTTTCTTCCTTTTTATCAAGATTGATATCCCCAGTTAAATAAAGTTCTTTAGTAAGATCCTCGTCTTTTTCACACCACATACCATTTCCTCTATGGTTGTAATTTATGAATTCAGCATATTCTATTTCATAGACACGACCTTCAGATATCGTTTCTAATTTATAGTCCTTGTTGAATCCTGCTCCTTCTCTACCTAGTTTATAGACTTTGTAAACTGCAACTAATTCCATATTTATTTTTTATGTTTATACTTTAGCAGCTACTAGTGGAATAGCTACCTTTTTATTTAATTCAAACCAAGCATTAAATTCATTAGTCAATACCTCTTCTGACTTACTGTAATCTATAACTGTTTGCCACCATTTTTGATATAATACTTTTCTTTGCGCTTCTTCGTTTCCGAAAATATTTAAAACTGATTGTAAAGGTAAGTGTAAATATGGTTCAATTCTCATCTTCAGCAAATTAATTTGCAAATCAATAGGATTGTTTCTATATTTCGCTGATAGGTATTCACTAAATAACTTATCAAGAACCACACTATTCTCTTCAGCTTTAACTGACATTTCATATCTTTCTAATAATACATCGTAACTTTCAACAATATATCTACGACCTAAGTTAATAGTTATTCTACTTTCATTTCTATCTTTACCTAAATCATAAAAATTCAAAATCCACTCACAGAATTTCCATTCTATGTACTCGATAAAATCAGCATACTTATTTAATTGGTTTTCTAGTGGTTGTTTGTTGTAGATAATTTCAGTGGCAGTCTTAGCTACATTGCTTATGTTCTGAATACCGTAACTTGTTCCCCAATGTGTTTTGTACATCTTCTCTTCAAGTAGGTTTAACTCATTGCTATATTGAGTCCACACATCTAAATCAGGAGATATAAATCCTGCAATATTCGGAGCAATTACCGGGGTATCTCTATCATCGGGTATCGGAAGTTCAACAACTCCAGTCACATCACTTTTACCCATCATCTTTCCGTGACCATCACAAGTAGTACAACTATCCTCTTCTACCTTTCCAGTTCCTCCACAATCTCCACAATACTGAACGTACTTCCAAAAGATTGGATTGGCTTTGTAAATTTTATATAATGTTAGGAATGATTGGTCACGTGCGTATTCTTTTGAAATATCTATGATATTGTCTATAGCGGCTAATCTCTCCTCTTCACCCGGTACTTGAATGTTAGAACATATTAGAGCAGGGACTTGTCCGAATGGATGTTGAAATGTTAGTTCCGGAATAATAAAGAATTGATCGCCAACTTGTTTAAATGTCCTATCATTTAAATCATCAACTACTCTCCAATATTGTTTAGTGCTATTTTCTTTTGGTTCAAATATCACATATTCAACCATCTGACCTTTTGACTCATAATAACGAATAGACTCGATTGATTTGTAGGTTGGATAGATATCTATTTCGGGATCTGTTTTGTATTCTAAGAACATCAGTCCATTTGGATCTGTATTCATCAAAGTAATGGCGTAGCTCTGTATCCATTCAGTTAATGACTTCCCATCTCTAACACTAGATATTTTATTTAAGAACTCTTCTTTAATCGTGTCGTTTAAAATGTCGTAATCTTTAACACCACCTGTTGCGTAGTGAATATTATCAATAGGCTGAAATATCCTCCCAAAGAGATCTTTTATGCTTCGGCTATACTTTCTCCTAGCTTGAGCTTTTACTTCGCTTTCAATGCCCTCAATGTTCTCTATAAGCTCTTCAATGAAGTCATTTCCGTTTACTAATGCACAAAGCTCATCTGAACTCTCTCGCATTTCCATAAATTCTTCATCAATCTTAAGGTTTGCCTTAATTGCTAATATCGCTTCTTCGTCTGTTTTAAATATCATAATTATATATTTACCAAATTATTCGTAATCTCGGTTTGCCTTTTAATTCGAAGAAGAATCTCATCATTAACGCATCTGCAAAATCGGGTGAGCGACCTATCCTTTTCTTAATCTCTTCTTTTTTCTCCAATGCTATCTTACCATCATCCTGCAATGGCAATCTATTTATCTGTTCCAATTCCTCAATAACCTGCTTTCTGTACTTAACCTCTTGAATAAATACCTTTGAGTCTTTTACATATTCTGCAAAGTACCAATAACATTGAGCTTTCAAATTCTTAAAGTTCTCTGTTTTACCGTGCATCTTTATAGGCTTACCATTATTGTTAAATGGAGTTGCTCCAACTAGATTACCCATCTTTGTCGATGCTCTAGTAAATGTTTGTAATCCATCAGCATCATATATCACATTCTTAAGCGGAATCCTATTCTCTATCCTTAACTCATTTATTTTCTTACTAACGAGTGTATCATCAATCTTATCAATGGCTATTATTTTAGTAGCTACAAATCCTGCCCAAACCACAATAACAAATTTATCTGAACCAGTGTACGCAATATCGCAAGTCATATACCTATCTTGAGTAGGCTTAATAAACTCATTTGTATACAATCCAATAATATCTGAATACTCAAACATCGCATATGGATTATCATCAAACTCCCAATTCCCATATACAAGTCTTTGAACCTCGTTATGACTTAAGATTTTCATCAAATTGGGAACATAATCCTCCGGCAATGTTTTATTATCAGTAGGCAATGCTTGAATGAACTTCATGTGGCTTGGTATCGTACCATCCATCGTAGCTTTATAATAATCCTTGTACAAATAGTTTTTACTTGGATTACAAGTCTGTAATAACTTTGGAGCTAGATTATATTCCTTATTCTTCCATCTGCCAATACTTGCCTGTAAGTTATTCTTACACTCTATATCAAACTCTCCTGCTTCCTCAATCCATCCTCTAGTATTCTGCATACCTCCAAAACGCATATAGTTTGGATCAGAAGGTAAATACTTAGCATCAATCAAAAATATCTTAGACTTATTGTGAAACTTGAAGTAGTTATCTTGACCGTTGAAGCTATAGTAATCTTCAGTTATCCCCCATCCAGTTAAAACCTCTTGAATAGAAGGTATCGTAAACTTACGTAAATCGGCTAATGTTTTCCTAGCAATAAAATAATGCGTTTCCGGATACATAAGTGCATCTGCACATATCAAAGAACAACCTATAAATGTTTTTCCCGAACCTTTAGATCCACCATATACAATATCAATAGTGGTTGTATCAGTCCAAGCTTTAATAGCTTCTAATTGTTTAGAGTTTCCTCTAACATTCAAAGATAGACTTTTACTCAACTATTTCTTCCTCTTGATTAATAATCTGCATTCCTATAATCGGAACTATCTTCAACTTATCACCTCCAGAGGTTATATCAAGCTTCTCACTGTACTTTTTAGGGTTCATCCTACCTAATACCCATTTCCTAGTATCAAGTTGCAACCTAGACCTATTTACAGCAGTCATACTTTGTTGACGATTACCATTTACATCATAGAAATAATCCTTACTAGCATCATCAGAGATTTCCAACATATCATCAAAGATATTATCAGCTCTAATTTCTGTAGCTTTCTTATATAATTCTATTCTTTCGGGGTTATCGTTTAACCAACTGTAGAAGGTAGCTCTTGAAGGAAGATTAGAGTCCAATAAAATATTAGATACTGAACGACCCAATTCAATTTGTTGGATTATATCCAAGAATACTTTATCTTTATCCATAAAAAGACTTATTAATAATTGCTACAAAGTTACTAAATTAATTAATACTATTTATATATATATATATTTTTTTTAATAATATATTATTTTATAAAATAACGGAAAATAGACCCCCCCCCTATTTTTGTACTATCGTTTTAGGGGGGGGGTATAAAAGCGTGTTTTTTTTGTAAAAAGTGTTCATTTTATGATTAAAAGTGAAGGTAAATCAAAAAAGTTATAGAAAATGACGAAAAAAATTTTGACACTTCTGTTTTTAGTGGATTTGGAATATAAAAAAAGTATACGAAATGGGTAAAAATTTTTGGAGGGGGTTAAATATAGCATCCCTTTTTGCTCATTTTGGGGGGTGGGGGTACCTCTTTTTGTCCTAATTTGGATCATTCTGTCCCTACCTCCGACAAAAAACGTCGTGAAAACGCAAAACTGGGAAAAGTGGCGTGTAAAAGGGTGCAAATTTGACGTAAAAAAACCCGCTCAAAATGTTACTTCTGAGCAGGATTTTTATTTTACATTATGCGAAAC